TCCATGTCCTGTAGAGACAGGTGGTAAAGGAACTGTTACTGATGTTGTTGTGCTTGATCCTGGAAATGGATATCCGCAACCACCACCAGGTCCAGCAGATCCCAATACTGGTTCATTCCCTGTGTCATTAGAACTTGAGTCTGTCACTGTTACAAATCCAGGTATCAATTACAATTGTGGTTCAGATATCATTGAAATCGAACCAAACAATGGTGCTGTTCTGACATATGAGTGTGATACCAATGGTAGAATTGATAGGGTAAACGTTGTCAATCCAGGATCAAACTTTACCACAACCCCAACAATTAGAATGGTGGCTGCACCAGGAACTACTCCAACTGGAGTAAATTTTGAGGCACGTCCGAACTTTAAGGTCGTCATCGACCCAGTTGATGTACCAGAGGAAGGATTACTTCAGGTCACAAACCTCCCAGGTATCAAGCAGACTG